CCTGTATTCAACCATTCTTCTCGGTCTTCAAAATCCAGTATTTTCTTGAAACGGTATGGAGAATCAACTCCCCAAAGAGCACCACGACTGTCTATGAAATACGATATACTATAGCCCTTTCCTTCATCTTCATTTATTCTATGAATTAATGGCGGGCGGGCACCAACATATTCAAATCCAGAGATAGCAATATTATAAATACCGCAATACACCTGGTTTGAATAATCTAATTTACCAAAGTCTGGTGTATATCTAAGTTTAGACATTGTAAGTTTTTATAATATTAACATCTAGATTATCAATTTTTCTTGCTACTTGTTTCTTCTGGATTCACCGCCTGTCTAAATAAAACGAATATAAACCAAGTATTGTAGTAATGACAACTACAATAGTTGGATTTGATATGGGAATCCGTAATTTAGCGTATTGTGTGGTGACGCACGATCTCAGTGGATTTCGTATCGTGAAATGGGATAACGTTGATTTATTGGAAGCCGGTGCTAGCGCCCAAACCGCGCGTTCCTGTACGTGCTGTGGTAACAAGTCGCTCGCTTGGTGCGACTTAAGTGGTGGAAAATACTGTAAGGCCTGCGCGACAGGTGTACGAAAAAAGAAGACTGTGGTTTTAGTGGCTCCGCATCCGGTTCTGCCTTGCGGCCCAGGTGCGAAGGCGCTCAAAGCACTAGCGGTAGAAAAGGGCCTAGAGGGTGCCAAGAAGATGAAGAAAGAAGAGTTAGTTTCGTGGGCGGCGAAAAACTATTTAATGCCGTACAAGGCGACAAAAACGATGGATGTCGGTATGGATGTGATTCTGACGGCGATGGATTTATGGTTAACTTCTGTACTTCCAACATTTCGTCTAGCCTCTCTCATCCGATTGGAGAATCAGCCGGCGATGAAGATTCCCACTATGAAATCCGTTCAGATTATGTTGTATACTTTACTAGTTCACCGACTACGCGCAGAATATGCGTGGACGGGACGGGTCGCCTTCGTACACGCGGGAGTCAAATCGCGGGGCGCGACGGTTGCGGCGGATGCTACCGAGGGCGAGGCGTACACTGCTCGTAAAAAGGATGCGGTTGAGAGCACTCTGGAAGTCCTCGGAAAGCAGGGAGAACTTGGAACTCCGTGGGTGACGTTTTTAGAGAGTCGGTCCAAAAAGAGTGATTTAGCGGATGCGTTTTTGATGGCGAGCCGACGCGACGAATAGGGTCTGCGTTCTTCCTTCTAAAACAGGAGCGCATTGTGAATAAGATAGAATGAGTACAACTATACGTATTGGTGGACCGATGGCATTCCCCGAGGTCTCGGCGGTCAGTGATATCGGCCAGACGGTTGATATAACCAATCTCAATGACTTTGACCTTGGCTTGCTAGGAAATCAGCGGAAGATGGCGCCGAGTCCCCGGTCGTCGAGCCCTATGCCGAGCGGCGGACTTGGTGGTTCTGGTGGCATGAGTGAATTGAAAGAGGTGGATAACATTGAGTTTGTGAATCTAGAGGATACCAATGTGACGTTTAATGTCAAGCCACCAGCGTCCATGGGAGGCGGTGATTCCATACGGATTGTACGGGATTCCGCCCCAGCTTCCTCATTTTCACCGGTAAAGCCGATCGCGGAGCCGATAATGAACCTCAACCCTGGCGGAACAACCAATCCTACGCCAGTTCAGCAGACAGTGGGCGGTACTAACAGCGGCGCTGCGCCGAGTAGCGGTGTTTCCAATTGGTTTAGTTTTGGTAAACCAGCGGCGGCTGCTGCTACTGCTGCTGCGACTGCGACTACTGCAGCACCCAGTTCTGGCGGTGGTATTAGCTCATGGTTTGGTGGCGGTGCCGCTAAGGAAGAGCCCGCAATCAGCAATGTACCGTATTTGTCGCCCGAGCAGGAATCGGCTAAAAAACTGGAGAATCTCACACTGCTGGAGCGCATGGACCGCAAGGGTATCGGTGGTACGAAAATGACCGTGGCGAACTCTCTAGAGGAAATCTTAGCTGAGGTGGCGCGACGCAAGGATTCCAAGGGACTCGAGGCAAGTCTACGATTCCAGCGCTCTATGATGACAACGGTAACGAGCGGTATGGAGTTCTTAAATAACCGTTACGATCCTTTGGGTCTGAGTTTAGATGGGTGGTCCGAGCAGGTTAATGAGAACATTGAGGATTACGATGAGATATTTGAAGAACTCTACGATAAGTACAAGGACAAAACCAAGGTCGCCCCTGAAGTGCGTCTCATTATGAGTCTAGGTCTGAGTGCAGCTATGTGTCATATTACAAATACGATGTTCAAGTCGCGTATGCCAGGTATGGATGATATTTTCCGGAAAAATCCTGATCTCGCGCGTCAGATGGCCCAGGCCGCTGCTTCCCAAGCGGTCGGCCCAGGCTTTGCGAACTTTGTGGGCCTGGGTATGCCGACGGGTCGCGCGCCTACGCAAGGTCAGGGACAACAGGGACAACAGCAACCACAACAGCAACGGCAACAGTCCTATTCTCAACCCGAGGAGGATGACGGAGCGCCCATGGGATTCATGGCTCCTATGGGAAGTAATATGGGTCCAGCCATACCTAGCGTTGACCCCCGTGGAGGCTTAGATATTGGTGCTCCCCGTGCTGCCACGGCGCGCCGCGAGATGCGCGGACCATCAGGCGTAGATGATATTCTTCGTACACTCAATTCCGCCGGTGAATCGCCACTTCCTCGCGTAGTTCCCCCTACGAATGATATTGAGGAGGTTGCAAGTGTAGGGAGCGGACAGACCACGGATACGATGCGCCGCAACGGAGTTAGTCGTCGCCGTAAAGTCGCCACCCAACCGACAGGTTCTACGCTAACACTGAATGTGTAAAATTCTAAACTTCCAACAATTTATAATTGGTTATTATTAGCCAAATATAAATAAGCACATATTTACACTAAATTACTCACATTTTCCTTATACGTATCGTGACTCGGAGTGGGTACTTTTTCGCACCATCCTGGAATGATACAGAATGAACTCTTCTCATTTGCTAAGACCCAAACCACAAAGAAGAAGATCGTTGTTATCCAGAACGCCACTACAACATTACGGGTTGCCATGAAAATCACTGTAAAAAATATTAACGGACGAATCCACGGCGTTTGGAGAAATGCTTCTTGTTTCTTCGTTAACTCAAGGGATAAGAAGCGTCCCCCTAAATTGAGTAAAAGCATGAGTGCGCCAATAAGATACGGATTTGTGTTAAACATAAGTATTGTTGCGCTAATCGGGTCCATTGTACCACCAGTTAAGGGCGGTTGCGCCAGTGGCGCTGTTACGGGTGGTAATGAGTTAGGAAGTGCTCTCGTCACAGTACTACTCACAGGAGTAATCCATTTGTTTACGTTTGCGCCTAAATCAGGCATATCCCTACTGTGTAATAAGTTTTCTTGAACTCAATAGATGTATATCCGCAATCCAGAAAAACACGATGAGAAACGCTAGCGCACCGTGAAGCGGATTGTATGCCGCGCACAAGGCCACCGCGAATCCCGCAAGGAATCGGGCGAGCGGTTGGACGCTAAGTGCGTGAAGATGCGTACTGTACGATTTCTGAAAATCCAACGAAAAATATACTAATATGCCGACAAGTACCGCGGCGCTTAATTGTTCTACAGTAAACATCGGGTACTCCTTATTAGTAGGGTGCGAATGTTATGTGGTCATGTGGTTCCTGCACTCGTCGCTCCTTGAGCGCTAGCATCGCTGATAGCCGACGTATTGACATCCTTTTCTTGAATACCTAGGGGCCTTTCACCTAAGACTTTCTCCACGTACCACCGTTTCGAGTTTGTGACGTAATCAATATTGCTTGCGTTAAGGAATCCCTCGGGATTATGCGTGACAGACGACACCCACACGCAGAGCAGTAGGAAAAACACGGCAAATGCCGCCGGTGGAAATCCTAATTGAAATATTCCGATAGCCGCAAGAGCGATGAGGAAGAAACTCACCGGATGAATAACAGCCGTGCGAACTGTAGGGGACCATTGCGGTGCTGTAGCACCCGCCAGTAAAATGAGACCCGTGAAGATCCATTTACTCGCAACGGGCGGATAGTACAGAGGCGAC